AAGACGAGACGTTTCAAGGCGTTACCCTATCATTCCATCTACTCAAACTATCAGTTTACAGATAGCTTTAAATCTACCTGCGCACAGCCTTTTTACCGAGCTGTTAACAAGTCGCACTTTCCCAGAACTCATCTCCGCCTTTTCCTTCACCTTTGGTGTTGGCAATCAGTGTAGTTACAAGCTTTAAGATGTCCTTCTCACTATGAATATAGGCGAAAGGATTGTAATGCATACTCTTGTTGAAGTTGATGGTATTGAAGATTTTAATTCGATACCCCTTCTTCAAAAGTGCATTGCCACATTCAAGAACTACGCTTCCCTTAGGATCAGTAACAACAAAGGAACAAGGATAATCCTTGCTATCGCATTGGAGCAGGTTAGGCTTAATAAAAAACCTGGTTTTTCCTGAACCGGAACCACCTACAACAAGCACGTTCTTATTCCTTGCGTACTTAGGTTGAGATGGTCTGGAACTTAATGTAATCTGCTCTGTCTGAGACAGGATAACATTATTCTTTGGGTTTGGATCTTTGAAAGGCTCTATGTCCGAGGGTTTCCCCCATCTAGCAGAACCATATTCCTCTCCATGCCGGTATTTTTTTGCATTCTTGCCCTTAAGATAAACAGCTAGCTTTAGGGCTGCTCCACAGGTAATGCCCACCACCAAATCCAAAGGATGTAGGCTTGGTAACGGATTCGTAAATGCGGTTTGAAAACCTCCACCGAGAATCATTCCCTGCAGTTTTTCTGAAGCATTCACACCCTCTGCAATACGCCAGGCTTCACCAAAGTTAGTAGCAAATAGCCCTATCGCTACATAAGGAATATTCAGGATAATTTTCTTTTTTACTTTCTGATTCATCGCATCTGCTCCTTCCTCTTCTCAACCACTTTTCGAGGTATAGAAGCAACCTTTTCCTTAAACTTCTTAAGCTTATCAAGCACACTCGCCTTTGCGCCTTTTTCTTTTCCAAGGGTTCTTCTGGTGTAGTCAGCCACAAGATCAGAAATAGCATCTGCATCCTGAGCCTTGAAAAAGATTTTGTAAGTACCGGCATCTTTGTCCTTTACTACCGCATAATCAACACCATATTTCTTAGCCATGCGATTAAAAAGACGTATATCTTCCCCATCAAGTTCAATCTTCTGAGCTCCTTTGCCCTGTTTGATGAGCTTTTTAACCGGCATCTTACCAGTAGGGACCTTCTCTTTGGCGAAGTATTTTTTATCACGTCTATGTTGCTGATATTTTTCTAGTGTTTTCACAAGGTCTCTAGCAGCCGGTTTAATCATATAGTCAACGACAAAATGAATACTTTTGGCAGATAATTCCTCATTTACCACAATCTATCGCCCCCCTTCCATTGCCTTTCTGTCATAAACTGACTACACCGTCCAAAGTCGTTACAATTACCTTTGATTTTCTAGCAATAGCAATATCATCCTTTACATCCTCATTCTGCTTATTACCACAGATGACTAGAAATCTGGCTCTACGAAGAAGATCCTCTGACATTTCCTTAAAGCGCTTATGAGATTCTGTATCTTCGGCAGAAAATATCCCGTCAAAAGCCAAAATCGGACATAACGGAAGATATCCTTCCTTAACCAATGCCTGACAATACTTTTTCGCATCCTCTTTTGCTACAACAGGATTCTTATTCCAGGCTGCTGTAACATAAGCTCTTGGTATCGTTCTACTCATATGAATCCTCCTTTATACACGCAATGCTGAAAAGCATGCATCACCTGCCTTTAACGTATCCATCTGAGCCATGGCAACCTCTAAAAGATCACCAATTTCATCATCAGGAATAGCCTTTAATATATTGCCCGATCTGTGAAAAATCAGAACACTCCCGACAAGGTAATCTTCTCCATCAGCCTTAAATAGTTTTTCCTTATTGTAGAAAGCAATATAATCTGATTTGCCAAGATTAACTCCTGCTCCGCAATTTTCCATCTGATCAAGCAAATGCTCTGCTTCCTTCATAGAAATCTGTTTGATCTTACCGTTAGTTCCCAGAATCACTGCATGAGCATCTGGTCTTGAAACATCTGCTTCCGGTACTTTAATGCCATCCGTAATAGGATTAAGCTGAATATCAATTGTAATCTGATCCATTTTAAAAACCTCCTTAGATTTTTCCTGTCGCCATGTCATGCTGAACAAGCGACTGATAATAGTTATTGATTGTAAGTGGCGCATTATATAGCGCCGCAAGAATGTACTGTTTTACATTTCTGATTTGAGTAGTGTTCTGCTTCATGCAATCCAACACGAACTCAATATGACTAGAATCCAGCTTCATCAGCTGGCTCTTTACCACCTGCGCAGGTTTGTCATCACCGGCAATACGAATCTGCTTCCTATTGGAGCAGACTGCATCTAAAAGAATCTCAAGAATTTCATCAATCTGACCGTCATCATAAGGATTGCGTTCTTTCAAAATATCCAAATTTAGAGTCCTTATAAAATAATCACGATATTCTGCTCTCGTATCCGTTCCCTTCCCATCCTCGGAAAGGAAAGGATTAGTATTACTACACTCAGTATTATTATTCTTAATATTATTAGGTGGTGATTTCCATGAGTCCTGACTGGTGATTTTCACTATCCCAGTCTGGTGATTTTCATCACTCCGGACTGGTGATTTCTGATACAGGATATAGTTCTTCACATAAATCCTGTCCGGTTTGCAAAGTCCCTGCTTTACTCGCTCAATAAGTCCATAACTTTCAAGCTCCTTCAGAAGCTTCATTGCCTTTTGGCTGGCACAGTGTAGATCTTCCTGGATATTCTCCAATGTGTAGTAAACATACACACGCCCCTGCTCATCAATCCAATGATTTTTCTTGGAGAGGGATACCCGATTCAGGAATAATCCATACAGAACCTTGGCATCCGTTGAAAGCTTAGCGAACTTTTCATCTTTGAAGAGAATCTGCGGAATCCTGTAAAAAGCGAACTGCTCAGACTCTTCTTCATGAAAATAGCCAAAGTCCATACCTCACCTCATTTACGAATTCCCTGCGGCAGCTCTCTTCTCTCTATGATCTGCCACAATATTCTGGTAGCATGGCCAGCAGAATGTTCTGCCATTTCCATAAGGACAAGGGGTCTGACAATTACATGGTGTTACCGGTCCAATTTTTGGTGATACGCTGTGAGGAACTCTTGAGATGCCATCTTTGCTAAAGTTCTTCTGAACTTTCTTATATCCTTTATTCATCTTGGATATCTCCTTTCTCCATAAGAAAAGGCCCCGAAGCAGTTAAGCCTCGAAGCCCTATCATTATTCAGTGGATATTACAAAGAAGTCTCATGCTTCTTTGTAGCAGCCTTTGTAGCTGCATCCTTAGCCGGATCTTTCTTTGCAATCTCCTGTTTCTTTTCCTTTAAATCTTCAAGTACGGAATCCTTATCCGCTGTGATCTCATGCTCAGCCTCGCGCTGTCTTTCCTCATACTTATCAGCCAGCTCAAAAATATGATTCTGACTATCGTAGTGGTAGACATGATCAGTAAGCTGATCTGCAGGCTCAACCTGAGTGGCATTGACCTCTTTGACCATATTTTCAAGCTCTTTGGCTGTCATCTGGCCATTGTCTCTTACCAATAGCACCTCATGGATACTGCTTGGAAGAACGAAGAAGTCACCGCCCATCTTTTCAGCTGCATCCTCCATGAAATTCGGATATGCGATAACTCCTGCGCCATGAATCTTATCAGGAACAGAAGCTACAAACATCTGCTCATCCTCCGGCGCTACCTCAGGAAGCATGCCAGGTGCAAGTTCACTCATCACTTCAGACATGCCTCTGATTTCAGAAGGTCTGATTTCAGGTGCATTTTCTAAAGCGTCTGCACGAAGCTGTTCCTTGGTAATGCCGTACTGATCAAGCATCTGATTGGTAATAAGAATAGTCCCATTACCGGAATCCGTCTGATCAAGGATAATGCGATATACAACCGCCATATCCTCCATTTTCTCATGAGGAACATTCTGAAGAAGATCCGCATTTCTCTCAGCAGAAACAACCTCCATAGAAAGCTTGCTCTTCATCTGCTCATAATCAGAAATGGAATCCAGATCGAACTTAGGCGATTCACGAAGCCCATTCTCAACGGCATCTGCAAAGCGATCCGCAATCTCAGCGATATCCGTACCTTTTTCATACTCGGCATACGCCTTCTCAATGCTGATGTTTACGCCAATCGCACTGTCTACCGGCTTTACCGTAATAGCATCGTAGCTGTCGTTCATCTTTTCTACTCTACGAGACTCGACTTCAACATCAGCTCCTCTGCCAGCAAGTACGTCCTTTAAAGCATCCTGGAAATCTTCTTTGAAACGTTCATAATCCATATTCAGTTTTCTCCTTTTCTTTTTGCATTATCAATAGAAACACCGGCGCGCGCTTACCGAATTTGGCAATAAAAAAAGCGTCCGGCTTCGCGACTTTACAATCACGAGCTGACGCTCTTTACTTTGCCTATTTACTTTCTGCAGAAAAGGATCTCAAAGGAAGTTTTTTGCTTCACTTCATTAAATCCATTGTAATAATATCATAGGAATTTTCTTGTGAAAATGCATGGCAAGTGTATTCTTAGTGCCCTTTGGGTGTATTATTTGTACCTTTGACTCAAATCATATCTAAAAACTCTTTTATTGCTATTAGGACAGTGTCTCCAGCATAGCAAATTATATGTGGTAAAGCACCTATTATAGAGCCAAATATCAATGCCTCCAAAAACATCTTCCAGTCAATCGGTGATGCAAACAAAAAGGTAAAGGATAATAGCACAAAGAGGCCTCCAATTATTCCGCAAACCAGACCAAGCACACCACTTGCAAAATGAACCATAGCTATAAGGACTGTCAAAACAGCCTGTACCGGTAAGAGAAGTATTTTCAATATTATACGGATGAAAACTCTAAATGCACTTATTGCCATCATAAATCCCCCTATTTATCCAATATCTGTTCTATAAACTTAATTACCTCATTTTGTTCTGTAGCATTCAGCTTAGAATAAAGTTGATAATACTTACCTAATCGCTTCATTCTGGCTTCTTCCTCAGAATTATCACCATAGAGCAGCCAATTACTGGACACATCATATAATGCAGAAAACTCTCGAATTTCTTCTGCAGATACTACTCTCTTGCCAGACTCAATCGCACTAAGAGTTGGTCGCGACATTTCCATAGAACGTGCAGCATCCTCTTGATGCATACCTGCCTTATTTCTTGCTTCTTTTAATCTATCAGCTATAGTGTTATCCATAATGCACCTCCATGTCAGCATTTCTGACATCATTATAATAACACACTCTATTTATAATGTCAGTATTTCTGACATAAATATTCAATAATATTTCCAGACTCATGAAAATCATGAGCCTGGAATCATGATAAATATTATTTATGCTCTGTTACCTGCCCATTGCTCCAATAGCTGTAGAATCTGCATTTCCATCTCTCTAGCTGTTGTTTTCTGAGGGAAATATTTTTGAAGAATGCTACTGTCAAACACCACACGGTTTAGAGGATTTTTCTTTTCCTCGTCCATTATTCTTTCTATGAGTTCTGCAGTACAATTCCCTTCCTGACTAGATTTCTTCAATCTCTGTGCTTGTGATAATGACGGAGTAGTCTGTGCTATTTCCATTGCCTCATAAAACTCTTTCTGTTCTTCCGGCTTCATATAGGAAATCTCTACTGCAGGATTAAAAGCTATTTTCTTTTCATCTACAAGATCAAGAAGCTCTGGAATAAGATTGTTTAGCCTTACAAACCTCTGCACAGTTCTAGCACTTTCACCGGTTTGCTTTGCCAGTTCTTCATCTGCACGTAACCTCGTGCCAACTTGACACGAAGTAAGATCTGTTCGCTTTCCCTGATGCTTTAGTGCCTCCATCTTCATTTTATAAGCCTTTGCCCTTTCACTTGGCAAAATATGTTCCCTCTGTAGATTAGAATCAACCATCAAAATGGTTGCTGTATCATCGTCCATTTCACGAATAATTGCCGGGACTTCTTTTTTCCCCGCCATGATGGAAGCATACCTTCTTCTGTGTCCAGAAATCATCTCGTATTCTCCATTACCATCAGGACGAATTATTACAGGTACGAGTACTCCGTATTCTCTAATACTATCAACAGTTTTTCTCATATCCTCGTCATCAAGCACCTTGAATGGGTGATTTTTAAACTCATGAATCTGATTGACCGGAATCATAACAACCTGCTCGCCGGTCTCTTGTCTCTTTTCTTCAGTTGTAAAAATATCTTCATAGCTCTTTAAGCTAATATTAGTTCCTCTTCTGGTCATAGCTAAGCACCTCCTGTGTTAATGATGAATAAGCTTCAGCGACTTTGCCTGAAGGATCATAAGCAAAAATGCTCTTCCCTTCTGCACTCGTCTCAGCAGCTCTAACTGATCTTGGAATCTCTGTCTCAAACACATTTATCTTGTTGCAGTAGGTATCACGAATTAAATTGCTGATATCCTTGGCATAATTCGTTCTAGCTTCTACCATGGTAATTAGAATTCCTTCAATACATAACTTTGGATTAATTTGACGCTTAACCTGGTTTATCGTTGCAAGTAATTGTTCTAAGCCTTTTGCTGATAAATAGTTTGCCTGAACAGGAACTAATGTTGCATCAGAGGCTGCAAGAGCATTTACAGTAAGCATCCCAAGACTCGGCATACAATCCAAAAGAATGTAATCATAATCTTCTCTCAGTGTCTCTAGAAACTGCTTAAGAATACGCTCTCTGTTCATGGTATTCACAAGTGATACTTCTAACCCCGCAAGAGAAATATTTGAAGGGATTAAATCAATACCTTCCTGCTGATGGATCAACACCTCATCCAGCGCCACTGGATTTTCACTTATTGTTCCATTCAGAAGATCTGAGAGTGTAAGTTCCAAATCATCAGGTTGTGGATACCCCAGGCTGATCGTAAGAGACGCTTGGGGATCTGCATCTATTAGAAGTACCTTCTTCCCTTGTTTTGAAAGTCCTATTCCTAAGTTTTCCACTGTGGTAGTCTTTGCTGTACCGCCTTTCTGGTTAACTACAGCAATAATTGTTGCTTCTTTTTTCATACTGTCTCCTTCCAATTTGCCATGTCATAACTGACCTTGGCTGTATAATAGTGATCTATTGTTAGTGGTGCGTTGTAGATAGTGGTAAGTAAGTATTGCTTGATGTTATGGATATCCGATGCTTGATGCTTGAAACAATCCAGGATATATTCCATATGGCTTGAATCCAATTTCATAAACTGTGCTTTTACCACCTCTGTTGGTTTATCCTCTCCGGATATCCGGATTGTCTTTGCCTTGCTGTTAAGCACATCGATCATGATTTCAAGAATTTCATTAATTCTTCTGACTTCGTAAGGATTCCTTTGAGACAATATGTCTATTTCCAGCTTTTCTCTAAGATAATCCTCGTATTGTTCTCGTAATCTTATCGAATCCTCCTTTTCCTGTGACTTTACCACCTTTATCCTCGGAGATGCTGATTCCGCCGATAGATTGATTGGATTGGTATTAATAAAATCAGTATTGTTATAATTAGTATTATTAGTGCATGATTTCCATGAGTCCGGACCTGTGATTATCACATTTCTAGATTCATGATTTTCATTAGTCTCAGAATCATGATTTTCATGAGTCTGAATTATTCTTCTGTCAGGCCCATAGTCATGCAATCCGGTAGCAAAGTCCTTTACATAGATTTTTGTTGGCTTACCCTGACCTTGCTTTTGTCTTTCTATTAAACCGGCTTTATCTTCCAGCTCTTTTAGCATCTTCGTTGCTTTCTGATTAGCACAGTGCATATCTGCCATAATCCGATCCAATTTGTAATAAATAAACACTTTGCCATCTTCATCAAGCCATCCATTTTTTGCTGAAAGAGATGCTCTGTCCAGCATTAAGGAGTAGAGAATTTTAGATTCCATCGTTATTCCTGCAAATTTTTCATCCGTAATCAAAATCTTAGGAATCTGATAAAAAGCAAATTGATCTGCCCCTCTGCCATAAAAATAATCAAAATCCACTGGCGTTCCTCCTTTCTTAGATTTGAAATAAAACAAAAAAAGACGCCTAACCCACAGGAAATGCTGTAAGTTAAGCGTCTTCCGACGATTCTTATTTTGTTTATATCAGACATATTCAAGTAGTGCACTACTGTCACGACGTAGGCTCTATTTTTGCACCTACTGTCACGAGTTCGACAGCTACAACTACCCGAATATACTTTTTCATGTGCTTTCCACGCTCTGACCAATCGGTCTTTTCAAACGTGAAATGCTCGAAAAAGTGCGTAAATTCAAGGATTTCTATTAGTTCACTCTTGTGAGCAACACTACAGTCTCGACTGTATTTTCTTTGTCCCAACGGATTTCCTCTATCGTCTGACCGTTATAGAAGACCGGGAACTTAAACTTCATAGACTTCAAAACCTGCCCGTTTTCCTGCTGTTCCGGATATAACTGGATCTCCTGAATGAAACTCTGGAAGAATTTTTTCTTCCAGATATCCGGCAGCTGATCATAGGCATCATGGAACAGAATCAGGTAGTTGTAGACATTATCTGCACTGATCTTTTCTCTCCTGATACTCTCGATTTCTTCCTGATACTGAGCGACCACATCTTCGAGTTCAGTAATCTTGACATAGGCATTTTCGAGACGTTCCTGCAGATCATTATACTTACGGTCGTATGCTCTGTCAGTGATATCAAGGTTGTCAAGCTGAGCGATCAGTTTGTCCTTCACTCCAATTGCCTGCCTCAGCTGCTTCTCTGCTGCTTCAAGAGACTGATCAGCTTCCCTGGTATCAATGGACATATTGATTTTTTCCTTCATCTTCTCTTCGAAGTCAGGATTCTGAACCAGACGGCTGATCACATGAGCAACTGCTTCATCTATCAATGCTTCATTCCACTGATGATGATAATCGCAGCGATGTCCATTCACCTCCAGACGATGCTTGCAGGCATAGAAGTAGTATTCCTTATAGTATGCTCCGTCTTTTCTCTTTTTGCGGTTTACATTACCTACAAGGCCGGCTCCGCATACAGGACATTTTACAATGCCGCTGAGCTGATGCTCATGCTCCAGATCATGTTTCTTTTCCAGGCGCTTTGCAGTGGCTGCTCTCTTCTTTTTAGCAAGCTCAAACTCTTCTTCAGAAATGATGGCATCATGCTTTCCGTCATAAACGGAGAACTCATTCTGCTTCACAATATGGAACTCATTTCTTGTGCCTTCAATCTTCTCGGTTTTCCGTCTGCCGTAAGCGATCTTTCCACAATAAACCGGATTATCCAGTATTGCTTTTACAGTCGAGACCGAAAACCTTGTCAGATGTCCGTTCTGCCTTGCTTTTTTACTGATACCCTGCTGAGCCAGGTACTTAACCACTCCCGTATAGCCCATATTTGTGTGGGTGAACTTATCGAAGATAATCCTGATTGCCTCTGCTTCGTCCTCAGCGATCTGCAGCTCTCCATCCACAAGCTTATAGCCATACGGAGCAAAACCACCATTCCATTTGCCTTCTCTTGCCTTCTGTCGCCGGCCTTCCATTGTTTGAACCAGAATGTTCTCACGTTCAATTTCAGCAACCGCTGACAGAACAGAGATCATTAGCTTTCCTGATTCCTTGCTTGAGTCAATCCCATCCTCAATGCAGATTAAGTTCACACCATAGTCCTGCATGAACTGAAGGGAATTCAGAACATCCGCAGCATTACGTCCGAAACGTGAAAGCTTGAACACCAGCACAAACTTCACATTATCCTTCTTTGCCGCAATATCATTCAGCATTCTCTGGAAGTCGGTTCTTCCGGCAATGTTCTTACCGGATTTACCCTCATCAGAATAAGATCCGGCAATCACCATGTCATTGAATTCTGCATACTTCTCCATACGGTCGTTCTGCGCATCCAATGAGTATCCATCGACCTGCATCGAGGTAGATACTCTTTTGTATGTGTAAACTTTGACTTTCTTGTTTGCCATAGTATCTCCTTTCGTTACAAGTCTTACGTGTTGTGTCCCAACGTTTTCATTATAGCCGTATTTGCCCATTTTTTCAATCTGTTCCTTTCCCAAAAATGAAATTGGCGGAAGCCCTCAAGCCTCCGCCTTATCCTCTGCACCATTTCCATTTTTCTGTTTGTCTTTATCCTTTTCAAGTTTTGAATAATCAATCTTGTCAGAAGTCATCTTGTATATCTGAACCATGACATCAATAAAGCCGTCAAAAGCGAGCTGCTGTTCCGTTGTCATTTCAAGCTTATCCATCGGGCACCTCCAAGAGTAGTTTTTCCTACTCCCTAAAGTTCCCTGGAAAGCTTCTATTCCGATTTTTGAGCAAAAAAATAGCCGGTAAAGAAATCAATCTCTACCGACCATATAAAATAATATACCCTTTGTTCTTAATCATTCCAGAACCAACACAAAGCATTGAATGTATATTGATTCGATGCTTCCGGTCCGTGAGTTCCGCCCTCATACAATCTATAAGATACATTTCCTTCAATCTCATTATTAGCCAGATGGAAGGTATCACTATACTCATTCACCATGCTGTTAATCTGATAAGAAAAACCAGATGCTGCAAAATCCTCCGTTCCCGTTGCCGTCCAGATAAAGAAATCCTCATCCGTCCATTCTGAAGAACGAACCACCGAATCGATCCATGCACCATCTCCCATATTACCGCTCATAGGCATATAATACCGAAAGTAATCCAGACAATATTGGAAAGTATGCCAAGTATTCACACTACCCATCGAAAAACCGCCGAACCCCCTGTGATCACGGGCGATCTTCAGGTTATCAGGTGAGGTATTATAGTCCGCCCAGGTATGATATTTGCCTTCTACTGCAGGAATCAGGTCATTTAATAATTCATTATGAAACTGGTCTGTCAGTTTCAATGCAAGACTGTAATCCCCACTGTCTCGGCTGCTTGTGTTATTATAGGTTGGGCATACAAGAATCATCGGCTTCATGCGTCCGTCCTGAATCGCATGATCCACTGCATATTTTAATTCCGATGGGTGTTTATCTGTGCCAAGAACCGTTTCTTCATTACTCCATCCGCCATGGCTGAGATAAAAGATATTATATTTCAGCGTTTCGTCATATCCATATGGCAGATACACCCAAGCCGTCTTAGTCAGCTTCTGGCTATGCTGCTCATAGGAAAAAGACTCCCATGTCTCATAATCCAGCCTTACAAGGGTACCCTCCTGTTCAGCAGGTTTTCTATATTCATCTGAGATAGCTTCCAGTTCATCTGGAATATCTCTTGCGTTTCTGGTAAATGACTCCTTCATTTTTTCCTCCGCCTTCGTATCTGCTTCTATTGCGTTCTGTAGTTCCGCCATATCTGTTGACGCCACAGTTCCTACAGAATCCTGTTCACTTCCACAGGCTGCAAGAGTACAAAGAGCCACACCAGCAAGCAGGAGTGATAATATTTTCTTTTTCATAACTACATCACCCCCAATACTAATTTAACCTACGCTAATGTTCTTTGCTTCCTGCGTATTGGTAACCATTCCCTTATAAGCAAACCCATACAGACCGGCAAAACGGGACATTGTAAACTCGCAGGCTTCCAACTGCCACTTCTCTGGTGAAGCACCCTGCATGATGAAATACAGATTCTTGCCACTGAACTCACCCTGTCCGATCGGGCCGTAACAGCGGTCAAGGAAATTTCTCATAAGACCGCAGATGTTGTGCCAGTATAGCGGCGAACCCATGACTACTATATCCGCCTTGCGGATCGCAGATATGACCTCATCAAACTGATCATCGGCGTATTCCTGACCATAGGCATAAATCTTATAGTCAATCAGATTCAAAGTTTCATACTCTTTTCCGGCAAGAAGCTCTTTTGCCAGTTTAGCCGTATTTCCGTTTTTATTCGGGCTTGCGTTGATAAATAAAATGCTCATTTTTGATTCCGCCTTTCTAACTTACTCGTTTTTCATATTGCGTTCCCAGAATGCCACGGCACGGTCGATCCAGCCCTCCGCAACGGTGCCTGTGCCAAGCCCGAAGCCGTGAGACAGGCCATTAAAGACTTCGATTTCTGCATCTGTGCCGTTTGCCCGAATGGCATTGATGCGCCGTTCCATCGTCCTGTAGGAAGCGATGCCGTCGTTTGTCCCGACCGCGCTGTAGGTTGGTGGTTCATTGCCATATACTTCTGAAAGCCCGGTATAATTGACAAATACAGCCGCCGGACGTGGGTAAACATCTTCTCCGAAGCTTTCTGTGCCGTAGCTGCCGAGCCATGCTGCCATTCTGGCTCCAGCCGAACCTCCCCATAGGGAATAGTCGGATGTATCGACTTCCAGTTCTTCCGCATGTTCAAAGATAAACGCGATTGCTCTGGCTAAGTCCTCGCAGGCTGTCTGCGCACCCGGACGGTAGATAAGAGCAAAGGCGTTATAGCCCTTCTTCGAAAGCTCCAAAGCATGCGGGAAGCTGTCATGCATCGCACCAACGTAGGCAAAGCCGCCTCCCGCGTTTACGACCGCAAACTTTTTACCGGGATCACCCTTGAAGAAAAACAGACCGGTATCTCTTTTGGCTGGATCAGCTTTCTTTTCTTCTTCCGTGTAAATGTCATAAAAGATGGTATCCCCGGTTTCCGCATGATCTCTCATGTAGTTGCATATCTCCACAGTCTTATCCGGATCAATGTTGTTGTACCAGGTAAGACGAAGACTCCCAATCGTATCACCGCTCATATATCCGCTGTTTACAGGAAAGAGCAGCCTGCCGTAATCGCCGAAAGCAGGATCATTTTGAACATCGATGATCCTCGTTTCTATTGTGAATGTGTCTTCTCTCTGAATGGCTTCTGTCCCTGTATCTTTTGAACCCATGGCGGCGCTGTTACTTATCATATTGCTTCTTTCCCCGTCTGCTTTTTGTCCGCATCCTGCCAGGAACACAAAGCTAAGTGTGAACGCCAGCAGTACAGGCAAAATTCTGTTTCTCGTCCGTAAGCCCTGCACGTGCATTCTTTACCCTTCCATCGACGGGCATACAACCAGATCCGGCACAGCTACATTGTCGGGCTGAGATACCGCGTAGAGAACCGCGTCTGCGATGACATCCGAGGTCAGTCCGACATTCTCATAGAACTGAGACACCATGTTCTTTGCTTCAGATTCTGCCACAGTGTTCAGAAGCTCGGTCTTGATCGCGCCGGGATAGATCGTAGTCGTGCGAATGTTCGTGCCTTCCCGGATGGATTCGCTGCGGAAGGAATCCAGCATTGCCCTTACGAAGTGCTTGGTGCCGCAATATACCGCATTTCCAGGAACGGACATCGTGCCTGCCCTGGAGGAGGTAACAAGGATATGTCCCTTTTTTTGCGCGATGAACTCCGGCAGAACGGCAGCCATCGTATTCAAAACGCCCTTGATGTTAATCTCGATCATGGCATTCCAGTCTGCTACTTTCAGTTCTGACATATTTCCGGCAGGCATGATTCCTGCATTGGCAAAGACGGCATCGACCTTCCCGAACTTCTCCTTCGCCAAAGCGACAAGCGCCTTCATTTCATCCGCATTCACCACATCCGACTTCAGATAAGCCGCATTCTCGCCAATCTCGTCAGCCAGCTTTTTAAGCCTCTCTTCGCGTCTCGCGGAAAGAACCACCTTCGCTCCTTCTCTTGCAAGAACCCGTGCCGTCTCTTCTCCAATACCGGAAGAAGCTCCGGTGATGATGATTACCTTGTTTTCAACATTCTTCATGATCATTTCCTCCATGTTATTGATTTCTCTTTTACAAATTCTTCTCAAAAAACGGAATGATATATTCGAATGCTTCGGAAACGAACGGAGCAAGATCGTACATATCAAAGTGGCTGGCCTCCGGGATTACATGCATTTCCTTTGTGTCTGTGGGAACTGCATTGAAAATTTCTTCAGAGGACGGCTTTGACCATGCATTTTCCGCCGTGATCACGCAGTAAGGTTTCTGCATCTCCTTCATGATATTGGTGACATTGTACTTCACCAGTTCCAGCTGGCTCCATGCAACGACCTGATTCGACCAGCGGGGATGTGTGCCTCTTGCGCTGTAATAATATGCCGCACCCTCGTCAAAGGCTCTGGGCATGAAGTTCAGGTACATCAGCCCGCCTTCACCCTTGTCATAGGCTTCCTTGGCAGCCTTTACTTCCTCTTCCGGCTTAAAGAAGCCCATCATCGGGGAAGTGGAAATATCGGAAATCGCAGGAACAATAGCTGTAACCGCCTTGATACGGGGTTCCTTGACGCCTGCGACAGACATATAGGAGCCGGAACCACAGATACCAAGCCCGCCGATACGATCCTTATCCACATAAGGGAGACTCACGAGATAATCCACTGCGCTCTCAATATCACTTTCCTTGACATCGGGCAGTTCCTGACCTCTCGGTGTTCCCTCGCTCTCGCCGAAGTATGTGCCGTCAAATACCAGCGTTACATATCCGGCCCCTGTCAGTCTCTCGGCATACACGGACTGCGCCTGCTCCTTGACGGAGAGCATGGGCCCGGTAAGGACGATTGCAGGATAATCTTTGCTTAGATCAAAGCCCTCGGGCAAACGAAGCAGTCCCGCCATCCTTGTGTTCAGTTCCTTGTTTACGAATACGACTTTCTGTGTGTTCATGAGTGTACCTCCTGTTATTGTTTGATTTTGTTTCGTCAGTGTTCTCCGAACAGCCAGCCCATAATGCTTTCATCTTTGGCAAATGCCTGTCCTCCCATGTGCTGATCTTTATAACCTCTGTCCGTAAAATACTTTTGTTCTTTTATATCAAGAATGACAAGTTCAGCTATTTCACTTTCCGTCAAGCCTTCCGCAAGGTACAGATCATGCAGCTTCTCATAAGCATCCTTAAGCGGCTTCGAGCCATAATAGCTGTCGTTCTCTCCCGTGACCATATAAACAGGCATCCGTGCATTCACAAGGGCAGCCATATCGCCATCCCACTGTGTTGCACAGCAGAGGAATGCCGTATATAGTTCCGGCCTCTTTTCCATTACAAGAGAGCCGGTTTCTCCGCCGCCGGAATAACCATGCAGATAGACCTTTCCTGGATCAATGTTATAGTGGGCAAGGAAGAACTCTGTCAAAGCAACGGCTTGATTTGCCGACATCTCTCCCCAGTCATTCAGCTGCGTGGAGAGGACGATCATCTCATCGTTGTACCGGATTGCTTCCACGCCGAAATCTTCGACCATGTTGGCACCAACTCCCTGGAAGTACAGCCCCTCCCATCCGGGAAGCGTAATGAACAGTGCATAAGGGTTACTTCCGTCATAGCTTTCCGGAATATAGCTTGAATAGTGAATATCGCCATACTCCGGCGTATGCAGGACATTATCGTTGATAAATCCCCGCTGCATTTCTGTACCGGGAGTAATTTCGCCGGGTATGGCGACCGTCAGTCCAGGTTCAGACCTGACAACCATTCTTCTATACTCCTCCTTGCACTGTCCTCTCCGGCATCTTCTCCTCTGATCGCAAGTCCATCCAGGACAGTTGCATTTGGTTCCAGTTCACTGATGTCACCGTAAGTGCCTCCGTCACGGCTTCCCGCATGGGTGTTGAACGGAATGATCGTTACACCAGTGAAGTCATAAGTGTCAAAGAAAGTATCCATAATCATCGGCATTTCATACCACCAGATCGGGTAGCCGATAAATACAATGTCATAGCTTGTCGGATCGACACCAAGATCTTCAAAAGCCGGTCTGCCGCCATCATCACGTTCCTGCTTTGCGTAATCTGCAAGTTCATCGTAATCCAGAGGATAATCCACGGATGGAATGATTGGTATCAGATCGCCGCCAACTTGTGCCTGGATGATATTTGCAATCCATTCCACAGAGGCTGTTCCATCCGCCATTGGCGTTGCTGAACTGACGGCGTCCACATCCTTCGTGTTGTCTGCTGAGAAATACAGGATCAATGTACTTTTTTGTCCATCGTCATTCGCAGTTTCTTGTATTGTCTGATCATCTGTCTGCATATCTGTAGTATGATTCTCAGTATTCTCGGAGACTTCCGTCTGCTGATCTGTCAAATCAGACGGCTTATCAGCTGTCCGGCTGTTTCCGCAGGCCGCAAGGGACACAGCGAGAATCGCAGTCAGCAGTAATGCTGTTATCCTTTTTATTTGCATGAAGTCAACACCTCCAAAAGTTCCTCTTTCGTAAATTTCTTTGCACACCCGCCGGTCAGAATCGTGGAATCAGCGATTGCCTTAAAGTCGGTATCTTCGCCGATGCCCATTTCAGCAAAGGATGTCGGAAGTCCGATCTCTTTGATGAACAAAGTCAAAGCATCCACAAAGTCATTCGCCAACGTTTCTTCATTCTTTCCGTCTGGTTTGATCCCCCATACATTTACAGCCAGTCTTGCAAACTGCTTGTTTGCCTCCGGCATCATATGCCTGTAGAGAACCGGGTGCAGAACTGCAAGCCCCTGTCCGTGGTTGCAGTCCGTATAGGCTCCAAGCTGATGCTCCAGCATGTGGCACTGAAAATCCGTAACCTTGCCGATCTTCAATATCCCGTTCTCAGCCATTGCGGCAGCCCAGATCAGTTCGCTTCTTGCCTGAATGTCATTCGGATTCTTGATTGTAGCTCTGATATTTCTGATGATGTTCCTCTGTGTTGCTTCATTGATCTCATCCGACAGATTTAACTCACGAGGCGATCCCATATAAGTTTCCATGCTGTGGGACAGGGAATCAAAAGAGCCTGATATCACCTGTTTCATAGGCATGGTCATGGTATATGCCGGATCAAGTATCGCAAAATCATAGAATGCTCCCCAGAGTGGAGACTTCATCATTTTTTCTGTGTTGGTGATAACCGCTCCGTTATTCATTTCCGCTCCGGTTCCGAAGGCCGTAACCACTGCACCCATGGGGATAAAATCTGATGGAGAGCCATGCTCCGTATACTCAAACTCCCAAATGTCCGCATCCATCTTTGCCTGTGCCGAAACGATCTTGCAGCAGTCGATCACAGAGCCGCCGCCAACCGCGAGAATAAAGTCAATACTGTTCTCTTTTGCTAAATTTGCACCTTCAAGAACCTTCTCATAGGTCGGATTGGACATGATCCCGGTAAACTCAGTAACGCTTTTCCCGGCTTTTTTCAGGATGTCCAGCAGCTCGTCATAGACACCATTCTTCTTGATAGAGCCGCCACCGTAGGCCAGCAGGACATTCGACCCGACCTTGGCAAGTTCCGCAGGGAGACTACTTGCAGCCGCCTTTTCTCCGAAGTAAACCTTAACAGGATAACTATAGGTAAATGTGTTCATAAGACAAAACCTCCTATGCCAATATCCGCCGGAAGACCTGACCTTCGGGCGGATATGTTATTCGCTATACTTGTAAATTTTTCAGCCATCTCTCAACAGCTTTTGCAGGACCGTTTTCCGCATCCCGCATTTCAACAGGGAGCCCAGCAACGACCGTTGCATTCGGTTCCAACTCACGGATCGTATCGTAGGTACCGCCGTCCCCGGAACCCATATGAGTATTGAAAGGGATAATGGTCTTCCCGGAGAAATCATACTTGTCAAAGAAGGTATAAATGATCATCGGGAAGGTATACCACCACATAGGATAACCGATGTAAATCCGCTCGTAGCTTTCAATGTCGATCTCGTTCTTGATTGCAGGGCGCTGATCCTCGTCATGCTCTTTCTTTGCAAGCCTTGCCAAAGCATTGTAGTGATCTCTGTTGCTGTCATAGGGAACTGCCGGTTCGATCTCTGCGATATCCGCGCCTGTCTGCTTTGCGATTTCCTCCGCCACTTTTCTTGCCGTGCCGTATACCGAAAAATAAACTACCAGTTCTTTTGCCATTTCATCTTCTCCATTTTCTCTTACAGATCCGGCTGCAGTTCCATCTTTGCATACTGAGCGATCAGATCCGGTGTCGCAGTATAGTAACGCATTCCCTTATCGACTTTGGCAATTTCAGCCATTTCTTCATCGGTAAGAGCGAAATCGAAGATGTCGAAGTTTTCACGGATATGATCCGGATTCTTCGAACCCGGAAAGATCACATTGCCGCTCTGGATGTGCCAGCGAAGGATGATCTGCGCATTGCTCTTTCCATATTTTGCTGCCAGCTCTGTGAATATCGGTTCATTCACAAGGTTCTTGTCCCCGTGTCCCAACGGATACCAGGCCATCAGTCCCATTCCCGTCTCCGCGAGAATCTTCTTAAGCTCAGTCTGAGGGAAGTAAGGATGTGCTTCTACCTGAACCACATGTGGCTTAATCTCCATCGTTTCAATGGCTTCCCTAAGAAGCTCTTCCGGGAAGTTGGAAAGACCGATTGCCTTGACCTTTCCCTCTTTGTATGCCTTCTCGATGTTCTTATACCCCTCACGCCAGTTGTCTGTCGGCTGGTGCAGGAAAAGGAGATCAATGTAGTCCGTGTCAAGTCGCTTCAAGGTTTCCTCGATTGCTGTTTCCTTCTCATATACTGTCGGCCACAGCTTTGTTACAAGAAAGATATCTTCCCTGTCAACGCCGCTCTTTTTAATTCCTCTGCCGGTTCCGGACTCATTCATATATCCGTTTGCGGTATCAATAAGACGCACACCACTCTTTAATGCGCTTTCTACTGCTGCCTCCGCCTCTGCAGGGGACATCATGAAAACTCCAATTCCAGCCATTGGCATTTTAGATCCGTTGTTGAGTGTTAAATATTCCATAGTAAACCTTCCTTTCATAGTGTATTGTTCTCTGTCTATAGCATTAATCTCTGTCTATGCTCATATTATATTTGCAATCACCTTGAAAATGAACTGCTTTTCATCTATAATTGTATACGTATCACGCATACAACGAAAGGGATGATTCTATGATAGAAACCTATCTTCTTGAACAATTCGCAGCTTTTGCGCGCTGCGGAACTCTTCTGAAGGCATCAGAAGAACTGCATATTACCCAGCCTACGTTGTCCCGGTCAATGAAAAAGCTGGAGGAAGAACTTGGAGTTTCATTATTTCACAGGGAGAACAGTAAGCTGTCCTTAAATAGGACGGGTAAGATTGCTGCAGAATACGCTGAAAAAGCACTGAGCGCAAATCAGGATTTTATTGACCATGTTCTTTCCTTTGACCGACAGTTAAGAACCATAAGCATCGGATCCAGCTCACCATTTCCAATCAATGAGTTGATGCCAACATTTCAGAATTATCTCTCTGACAAAACAATTCTGACAGAACTCGTAAGCAGCGACGAAGCACTTGTTAAAGGTCTGAAGAATCGACAGTATGACATGGTGATCCTTCACACCCTTCCCGATGATAAATCTCTGTTTTGTCAAAGATACATGGAAGAGCAGATATATATATCCATCTCTAACGATCACCCGCTTGCCCGTCAAAACAGTGTTTCTTTTAAGGATATCTTAGGAATACGGATTTTAGTTTCTGCTCATGTTGGCTTTTGGATGGATATTTGCAAAAAGCATTTGAATACATCAGATCTGCTAGTGCAAAACAATGCAGATGCTCTCGATGAACTGGCAGACAATTCTACAATCCCCCTGTTCAATTCAGACCGAATGATAGAACTCGGATATAATGCACCCGGCAGAATCTCCATTCCTATCTGCGATGAAGACGCCCATGCCACCTACTGGGTGGTATGCCGCACACAGGATCAGAATAAATTCCGTTCAATCTTCAATGTCGTTCGTGGATATGCCATCAGGCACAAATAAAAAAAGGGCAGCTGATAGTATTACACTACCTGCTGCCCATGTTCTTATATTTTCTTCACAAAATCCAACGAGATCCATCCTATCCCGCTCTTAAGCCTGCCCCATCCGGCAGAGCTGCCTTTACCGCTCCGCACTTCCATGATCGTGTACACACCGACCGGGATAAACTGAACCCTGTCATAATCGGTGCCCGGTCCTTTTCTTATATTCAGATCAGAGATACTGACCTTCACCAAAAACGGCACCTTCACCGCAGGCTCCGCCGCCTTCGGTTCATACACTACCTTGCCGTCTACATCAAACACCTTATACCCCGGATTCTGATCCGCGCATTTCTTCGCGTTGTCCAGGATCTTATAGGCTCCTTTTTGGCTCTTGGCATCCGCCCAGGACTTTCGGACACGGTACCAGCGGATCACTTCACCGCCGGAATCCTTCGTATCATACTGAGTCAGGTTCCACCTTTCAATGATGGAAATCAGCTTCTCCACATAGGTCAAGCTTGTGGCATAGCCGCCATCCTTGATGATCTGCACAGCCTTCTTGTAATCCGTGCATCCCTTCAGGCCTGCATATCTCAGCTTGTTGCCGTTCTTCGCACCAAGCAGATAAGCGGAGTGGTCAGCGATAGAATCTTCAATATAAGGATACTTCCGGAAGTCTGCCGTGATCGTGACCATGCTGCCGTCAGGATTCTGTTCCTGCGTCTTCTTCGTGTACTTACTCTTACCGTCCCAGCTGGATACGCTCCAGGTATTCCCGGACAGGCTGCACTTCATCCCGAAAATGTTGTTGGCATTCTGAGCCAGTTCACTCTTTCCATATCCGGATTCCAGAATGAACTGAGCCAATGATACCGATGCCAAGATGCCACTCTTCTTCTGATCCGCAGTGAACAGCGCACCGACCTTTTTGATTGCATCCGCCTCAGACAGGTTCTTCAGGGCAGAGGCCTGTATACCATTTGAACCGGAACCGCCGTCAGAACCTGAATCAGACGAGCCGCCCAAAGCAGCCGTAACCTTTGATGTCAGATCTCCCATTCGTGCATACATCCAGTTTCCCGGACAGGACTTATTCGCAAACCACCTGTGAACGGTCAGGATCATCTCCCCGCTCTTTGGAGAATAGTTCAGCGTTTTATCCTTATCCCCGAACCAGATCAGCTTGTTCTTGCCGTTGCGCTTGCAGATATCGATGCAAAGCTTGATCAGAGTCTGATACACCACATCCCTGAAAGCATAAGGCTCTGTGGTATCGGAAGCGCACTCGATCGTGATCGCCCTCTGGTCGTTGGCATTACTGGAAGTACACCAGGAACGATTCTTCTCTTCCACGTACAAAGCCACCCTACCGTCACGATCAATGCCGTAGTTGCTGGATGCCTGCGTGGACTGCTTCTCAAACCATTCCCCCAGGCCTTCCGCCGTACACTGGCCGACCACACAATGCGGCGTGATCCGGTCAATGCTGTGTGTCCTCTGCCCGGAATGGTTCGGAGAAAGCTTCTTATAAACCACCATAGAACTGTTCGTATAAGCCATTATTCTTCACCTTCCTTTTCGTCTTTGCCATCCTCGCCATCCTTGCCATCATCTTCCTTCTCACTTCTGTCATGCAGCTGCTCCAGCACCTTGTGAAGCTTCCCCGGAATAGGAAGTCCCAGATACGCTGCATTCTCCACAAGGCTCAGGCCTTCATTGGAGATGTAGAAGAAAATGATAGCGGTTCTTAAGACACCGGCTTCTCCAAAAATGTGCGTATCCAGCAGATGCCCGATTCCTACCAGCGCAAAGATCAGAACCTTCCTGCAGATCCCCTTGAAGCCTACGGCGCTCGACAGCTTCTTATCTGCCACCGCGCACATGACCCCTGTGATGTAATCCAGCACCACAAACGCCAGAAGCGCATAAAGCAGACCGTCATTTCCGCCCAGGAAATAGCCAAGCCAGCCGCCCACAGCCGCAAAGATCGCCTGAATCACATTCCAAAACTCCTTCATTTCACATGCCCTCCTTCACATAAAAATAGGCGGCTCCCATATCGGGATAACCGCCTTAACAACACCTATTCATTTATCCAGCCCTTATGTCACCGTCTGCTCCGTCAGCGTATAAGTGATCTTCATCGTCTTATCCGCATTCTTCACCACCGCCTGACTCAGATTACAGATCGTAGCCAGATACGGAGTCAATAGCCAGGTATACCTATACTGGTTCAGATAAGCGCCGCCCCAGGCAAAGACATATTCCTTGTACTGAAAGAACGGCGTGGATACATTCCCGCAATGTTCCCCGGCAAATAACGGGATCACATGATCATTCACATCGATCTCAAAATCATACGCCACGATAATGTCATTAAGAATGGTAAGGCAGCAGTCCGTACTGCCGGTCTCCCCGATGCATCTCATGGCGGAAGTAAATCCCAGACTGATCAGCGTCACATCCGTACTGTTGGAAATATTGATCTTATACACACCGGTCTTGTCATAAGACGGCACATACAAATACCCGTTTCTTACCACAGCGCTTCTGTTTCCGGAAGGATAACTGGATCCTTCCTTAAAGCTTCCCATCGTCATCAGCGTAGCATTGGAAAGGGTCCAGCTTCCTTCCGTAAAGGTGTAGTCGCTTTTCTTGATCTTGATCCAGAGCACCGTTGCGCTTCCGGAGGAATTGCCCTGATTGGCAAATCCGTACCAATACCCGTCTCCGCCATCCATGAAGATTCCATACGGCGTATAGCTTCCGTAAAAATGGAAGGTGCTGCACTGCAGAACCGTTGTATCCTCCAGCACTAGCGTGGAATCATCCAGCTTCTCATTCAGTCCGATATCAAATACCGGGATCCTATACCGCTTGATCGTCACGGTATTGCTTGCATACCCAAGGGAATAAAGCTTCGCATTTACAAAATCCACCGTCACCGTCCTGAACAGATCGTTGATGAATCCGTCCCCATCATCCAGACTGACCTTCTTGATCTGAAGCAGCGTGGTATCCACCGCCACCTCGGATCCATAGGCATTCGCTCCGCCCTGCTTGGAAGTAAGCCCTACCGCTGTGATCGTGCCATTCCCCTGCGAAGGCGTAAACTCCCAGACAAACTTGTAACCGTCTGTCAGCTTCGTGCTCTCTGTCAGATTCATGCTTCCCCTCTTTGTGTTTGCCGTAGCATTGACATCATTGGAAGCATAAGCCACCGGCAGATTTGTTGACGGCAGATAAATGTTATTCGCCTGTTCCGTGATGGAACCCGGAAAAAGCAGGATGCCCCCGATCATGTTGGGACAGATCGGAAGCAGCGCATTATTCCAGGTCAGGGAATCATCATATTCCCCGCCGGCCTTATACATGACACCCATCGGATTTACCCCCAGAATGTCATTGACGGCATTGGTGACCATGTTGGTCTCCGATACCGTCTCCACATTTCCTGTATTCTGGTCTTCCAGTTCAATGACCAGATTTCCTGTATATCTCTTCATAAAAGCCTCCTTAAGCGTTACTGCCCGGCACATCTACGACCATTGCAAAAGCGCCAACGGCCGTCCTTCCGTTCTTCACATCCGAATAGTACCGTCTCATGGTTTCCTTGACCTCCCATTCATCCGCTTCCGTGAACGCCTTCACCTGCAGCCGTCCGTTCTGACTGCCATTGCCGATTCTGAACAGGTCAACATACTCTTCAATATCGATCCTGCCATCCCATGCCGCCGAAGCGCCCATGCTCTGGCCGGAAATGGAAGCAATGCACATTCCTGTATCCACCGCAGCCGTACCGCCCACGCACCGCATATAGACATTGAAGATATTCGTATAGTTCGGCACAACATCCTCGATCGGATAATACAGAAGGATCGTGTGCCTTCCGGAGTGCCAGTTCTCCTGCGGATAATGCACCGGGATCATCTGGTTATTGAACTCAAAGGAAAAGATGACATCCGCATGACCATCTTCCTGCCAGCTCATCGGAAGAGATACCGTTATCGTCTGCTCTTCCGTCCTGCCGATCACCACCGGCTCTTCCTCCGGATCATCCGGATCCACAGGGATACCATCAACATTCACTGAAGGAATCACTACATCCCCGGATGCCGTCAAAGATCTTGTCACCGGCTGAGCCGTCACATCCACGATCACCTGACCGAAGAACTGCGCATGGTTCGCTTCTGTGGTGGCAAACTCGATGGAAATGATCTTCGTATCCACATCCGCCACCGTGAATGCTGATGCATTGGTGAAGGTATGAATCCCGATCTTCCCTGCCTCGATCTGAGCCAGCAGCCCGGAGATGTTCTTATCATTCTTACTCTTTGCCTGGGACAGCTTCGGATTCTTTCCCACGCACTTGATACTCTGCCTGCCTCCGATCTTTATGCTGTTCGATGTAATGCAGGCATACTTCGTAGCGTCCGCTTGTCCACCGCTGAATGACAAAACATCGCCAACATCCAGTGCCGGATTCCCGATGGTATCCGAATCAAACGGAACATAGTTCACCACGGCCAGATCATTCAGGATATTTGTGCAAAGCTGCCGCCTGGTCTCTTCCAGACCGAACTGCAGAAGCGGATTCACGCCCAGGTTCATCGTCAGCCCGTCATCCGGATCCAGCGCATAATACTCCGCAATCTGTGTTCGAAGGTTCGTTGAACTGACCGCCGTATATCTCGTGATAAAATCCGAAAAACTGGAAGTGAACCTGTGCTTCCTCTCAACTGTCAGCACCGGCGTGTTCCCATACTTCCGAAGCTCCAGCTCCCCGGCTCTGTTGATCACGAAAAAACCGCCAAGCACTTGTCCCACATAGAACAGCACATCGCGGTAAGTCTCAATATCATTATCAGAATAGATGGACAGGTTCTCCGTCCCATTCGGCATTGCCTCAATGGTTGCCCTGTCCTGAGCAAGCGTCACTTCACAGGCAGTTGAACATAGCACCATAAAGTCATAAGCGTTACCGATGGATTCCAGAGAAGTAAAAGCCTTCTCGAACCGCACCATGTAGTCATAGGCTTTGATCTCCAGGCACTTCGCTTTCCGGTTCGCCTCCGATACTTCGAAGATTCCCATCGGAATCCGCTCATAAGAGCCGCCTGCCACCTGCAGATGATAGAACAGCTCCACCTTTGCATCTTCCAGCGTATACCGGTTGATCTCAGAGAAAAGAGAAACCCCCATCTCCGCAGCATACACTGTTCCCAACTCAATCTCCGTGGATCCGCAGCACTGACTGGTAATATATCCGCTGCCCTTGACCATATCATCCTGATCAAACTCATAAACTGTTCCGGCAGTCGTTGTGATCCTGCCGGTCCAGTAATATTTTCTTGTATTCGCCTTCACTGCTTCAAGGAAGGCATTGCTCACTGAATACATAGCCGCCCTCCTTAAAACTCTTTCAGTGTGAAGGAAACCTCCCAAAGTGAACCATATGACGTATCGGAAACCAGCTTCACCTGATACCCGTCAATATACATCTGCGTATTCACGATGTTCATAGTCTCCAAGTCCAGATATCCCACCGTAATACTCGCCAGCTTCTTATACGCCGAAAACTTATTGAGCCACTTCTTCGATACCCTGAAAGTGACTCCGATCTGTACCACGCCTTCACGGACAACATCCCTCTGCGTGGTACCTGCCTCTGTCACACCGCCGCTGTCCGCCTCCACATCTGTCAGATTCACAGAATAAGAGGCAGGCTTCGGGATGTTCTCATTGTTAAAAACAAGATACTGCATATGAGCCATCTTACCTGCCTCCACTTCTTAGATTCATTCTCTGCTGAGCAGTAACCACGATCTCATCGATCATGTCACCGCCAATATAAACGGGGATCACGATATCCCCGGCAGCGCCTCCACCGGCAAGAGCCGTATTCAGCGCCGTATTGATACCGGAGATCAGATCACCGCCATTCACGCCACCGCTGGAATAGCCTCCCTGCGCTGCCATCACCCTCGGAGTAATAGTCAGATCAGAAGTCACACCGTTCATGGCATTTTCAATCATGCCACGGCTCTTCTCAATGCCTTTTGCCAGTCCGCCGATAAAGTCCGGCATCCAGCTCTCATAATCCGTAAGAGGACCTTCATCCGGTACGGAGAAATGCAGGAAGCTCCGGATCTTATCCGCAACCGAAGAAACCGCCTCACCGACCTTACCGATCATTGACTTAATTCCGTTCACGATACCGCCGATGAAATCAGCACCCCACTGGAAAGCCTGCGATGCCAGGTTCTTCACGAAATTGATTGCCTTATCAAATCCGCCCTTCACCGCGCCATAGATATTTCCACAGATATTCTTGATGCCGTTCAGCATAGCATTGAAGGCATTCGTCACGCCGGTCTTGATCGCGTTTGCCGCATTGGATACGGCAGTCTTGATATTGTTCCAGGCTGTCGTGACTGCATTTTTGATTGCGTTCACGATAGTTGTGATCGTATTCTTGATGCCGTTCCAGACCGTAGTAACCGCTGTCTTAATAGCATTCAGCACCGTAATGATAGTGGTTTTGATCCCGTTCCACGCCGTACTCAGGAAGGTAGAAATCGCATTCACCACTGTCGTGATAACTGATTTGATCCCATTCCAGATCGTCGTGAAGAATGTCTTTATCGCATTCCATACGGTCGTCACAGTATTCTTGATCGTGTTCCATGCCGTTGTCAGGAACGTGCTGATTGCATTGACCACTGTTGTGAAGATATTCTTGATACCTTCCCACAAACCGGAGAAGAAATCTTTGATAGCATTCCAGACCGTTGTTGCCGTGGTCTTGATTGCTTCCCACGCCGCCTGGAAGAATGCCTTCAGTGCTTCCCACACGGATATAGCAATCTCCTTAATACTCTCCCACAGGTCAATCCAGAACTGCCGGAACTCTTCACAGTTATTCCAGAGATAAATGAACGCCGCCACTAAAGCAACGATCGCCGCTATGATCAGCACATACGGATTTGCCGCACATACCGCATTGAAGGCAGCAAAGACTCCCTTCGCTGCATTGATCACGCCTGCCAGCTTCGGCACCAGAGTCATAATGGTACCGACCGCAGAGATCACTTTTCCGACTATGATCAGTATCGGTCCGATTGCAGCCGCCACCAGGGCAATCGTCACGATCACCTTCCTGGTACCTTCATCCATCGAATTGAGCCAGTCCACAAACTTCTGTATCCAGCCCACGATTGTCCGGATCGCAGGCATCAGCAGCTCACCAAAGGAAATTGCCAGTTCTTCCAGCTGTGACTTCAGGATTTGCAGCTGACCCGCAAGGTTGTCATTCATGGTCTCGGCCATACTTGCTGCAGAACCATCACAGTTATCAATAGCAGACGAAAGTTTTTCAATATCCGCTTCCCCGGCGTTCATCAGTGCCAGGAATCCGGACATCGCATTTTTGCCAACCAGGCTTTCAGCCGCCTGTGCCTTCTCGGATTCAGTAAGGCCTGCAAAAGCTGTCCTGCAATCAGCCAGAATATCCGACAGATCTCTCATGGAACCGTCCGCATTGGTCGTCGCTACCGTAACCTCTCCGATGGAAGACCCGCAGATCTTCACTTCTCCGGAAAGGTTATTCATGATCGTTCTGAGAGAAGTACCTGCCTGAGAACCCTTGATACCAGCATTGGCCATCAGGCCGATCGCTTCTGCCGTATCTTCTGCAGAGAATCCCAAGGCACCAGCAATCGGAGCGCAATACTTGAAGGTCTCACCCATCATGGAGACATTCGTATTGGCATTACTCGATGCCGCCGCAAGGATATCCGCGAAATGCCCGGAGTCCTTCGCCGTAAGTCCAAACGCTGTTAGCGCATCTGTCACAATATCAGAAGTGGTAGCCAGATCTTCACCGGAAGCCGCAGCCAGGTTCATGACACCTTCGATACCGGAAAGCATATCCTCTGTCTTCCAACCGGCCATCGCCATATAGTTCATGGCTTCCGCCGCTTCTGATGCAGAGAACTTTGTCTTCTCACCCATCTCACGGGCTTTATCTCTTAATGCTTCCAAATCCGAACCTGTCGCACCGGATACCGCAGCAACCTTGCTCATGGCAGAATCAAAATCAGCGGCAGTTTTCACCGCCGCCGTGCCAAGCCCAACAACACCTGCCGTCACAGGAAGGAACTTCTTTCCTACGTTTGTGACATTATCTCCGACTGTCTTCAGCTTCTCACCCTTAGCGGCGATTTCCTGAAGAGCCGTTCCAGACTGCTTCGCCTGTTCCTCCAAAGACTTCAGCTTCTGTTCCGTTTCAACGATCTCACGCTGCAGGCCATCATACTGATCCTGCGTAATCGTTCCGTCCTTCAGTGCCTGCTCTGCCTGTTCGGCAGCCGTCTTCAAGGTCTCCAGCTTTTCCTTCGTTTCCTTAACGGCATCCCCCAGGAGCCTGTGCTTCTGAGCAAGCAGTTCCGTGTTCCCCGGATCAAGTTTCAGGAGCTTATCGACATCTTTCAGCTGGCTCTGCGTATTCCTGATCTCTGTATTTACGCCCTTTAAGGCAGTTTGTAGTTTGGTAGTATCGCCGCCGATCTCAACGGTAATACCCTGGATTCTGCCAGCCATGTCTCAACCTCCTTCCCATTAGAATCGATCCATATCATCCTGGCTTGCTATCTGATCATGAGGCTCATCATCCCTCTGAAGCTCTGTGTACATATCCATCACGGTTCCGATTGTCAAAAGATCCAGCTCGCTGATATGGATTCCCAGCTGTACACACCTCAGCAATAGCAGAGGCGTTGTCATTTCCCGGTCAGTCGCTCGAAGTTTTTTTTACTCTCCACCTGTGTCTGCACATTCAGACCCCAAAGCTCAATGATCTCCGGAAGCACCTGATAAATGGAAAACGTACCGAACTGATCCAGCCATTCATCCGGTGTATCCGGAACACCCTGCGGATCCGCATGTTTCGCCATGATGTAGCTGATATCCTCGAAAAGTTCCAACGAAAAGGAATCCAGTGCAGAGTTTTCAGGATCATTTTCATCAATGCTCTTCTGCAGGTCATGAAGATCCTTGTAGATATCACGATGGAACTTGTTTCTGTATATTCTTGGAATGGCTGCCGATGCTCTGAAAGTCACATCCTTGCCATCAATATTCACTGTCTTTGTAAGTGCCATTTCTCTTTCCTCCAATCACAAGAATGGGCAGAGCCGAAGCCCTGCCCGCTAAGATCAACCCTGTCCGTTCTTTGTCACCGTTACGGTATAAGCCGTACTGGTGCATCCGGTCTTGCTTGCGATCACCGTCACTGTATTGGTTCCACTCGCCCAGGTCGCATCATTGCCGCTAGTATGAGCCACCCCGTTCACAAGAATTGTGACCGCCGTTCCGCTTGCCGCAGTAGCCGATACAGCATCCTCATCATTCACGGTCTCAGCCGTATAGGAAGTGGTACCGGCATCAAAAGCAGGCGTAAGCTGCAGGCTTCCAATCGTGATCCCGGCAAGAACCGCAGATACCTGTGCATGCTCTGTCTGATAGACATTGGAATACCATCCGTTGTAAACCGCATCTGACGTATTCGCACCGGTCTTTACCTTCACAAGTCCGTTCGGAAGCGGAGTCGCCGTG